CGACGATTTCCTCCTCGATGAGTTTTTCCTTGAGACGCTCCAACTGGGGCATATTGTTCTTCAGTGTGGCGACAGTCTCGTCGTAGCAGTCCCCAACGATGAGGTCAATCTCATTATCCACGAGAGCTGAAGCTTCCTCGGACATATTGCGATAGTCGAAAAAGTTCTGACCAAACCCATAGGTGGTCACCATCTCACGAGCAATCTGGTACACGAGGGCGTAGTCGGAGGAGGCACCCGTGGTGATCTTGTCCTTACCATAGATAATCTCTTCAGCTGCACGACCACCGAGAGCCACCTTGATTTGGGAGAGGAGGTACTCCTTCGTGTACATCGCAGAGTCGGCATTCTCCTCATTGGGTTGGAAGAAGGTGATACCACCCGCAGCACCCCGAGGAATGATGGAGATTTTGCGAACCGTATCATAGTCGGGTACGAGGACACCCATGATGGCGTGCCCAGCCTCATGGTACGCCACAAGTTCCTTCTTGCGGAGGGAGAACTTCACATCACCCTTGGCACCCACGACAACACGCTGATAGACATTCTCCACGATGTCATTCGTGATCACACCCTCACCATCACGAACAGCGCGGATAGCACACTCGTTCATGAGGTTCGCGAGGTCAGCACCAGAGAAACCCGTCGTCTGCTTGGCGATGTTCCCAAGGTCTACTGTATCATCGAGGTTCTTGTCACGGGAGTGTACACCCAGGATCTTCTTGCGTCCCTGAACACTGGGAAGAGTAACCTGAATCTTACGGTCGAAACGACCTGGACGGAGGAGAGCGTCATCGAGGATGTCGATACGGTTCGTCGCAGCGATGACCACGATACCAGTCTCATTGTCGAAACCATCCATCTCGGTCAAGAGCTGGTTAATGGTCTGCTCACGCTCGTCATTGGATGGCATGTTTCCACCACCACGCTTCTTACCGACAGCATCAATCTCATCAATGAAGACGATACACGGTTGATTCTCTCGTGCCTGTTGGAAAAGTTCGCGTACGCGCTTGGCTCCAACACCTACGAACATCTCAACGAAGTTGGCGGCAGAACACTGGATGAAGGGGACGTTGGACTCACCAGCGATGGCTCGAGCGAGGAGGGTCTTACCCGTACCTGGAGCACCAGCAAGGAGAGCACCACGAGGAATCTTGGCACCACTTCCATAGTAGCGTTCAGGTTTCTTGAGGAAATCCACAATCTCTTCGAGTTCCTCCTTGGCCGAATCAATACCCTCAACATCAGTGAATCGAGTCTCAACCTCTTGGTCCATCGTAAACTCTGTGGACTTCCCAAAGGGGTTAGGCATTCCCATCCCACCCCCACCACGAGCACCGAAAATGGCTCGGAGGACAGAGAAGAGGTAGATACCGAGGATGACCATGATTCCAGTTTCAGCGAAGGACATTGGAGGTCCCGACGTATCCACGAGAACCTCGGCATCACTGTCCATCAGGGTCTGCCAGAGCTGCTCCGTTTGAACGATACGGACATCACCGTAGTCACCATTCTCCTCTTGAAACTGGGCGATGTTCTCACTTGGCTTCACGATAACGGCTGGAAGTTCCTTGTTCTTTAGTCCTTTGATAAATTGCGTATATGTTCTTGGATGGTATTCCACCTTTCGTTCTTTGGTATCAACTTTGACACTGGGTGCGGTAAAGCTTTTTCCAATGCTGAACATATTGTGTAATACACGTGACATTGTTTTAAACTGTTTTTTCGGAACCACATTTTTCTTCGTTCGCGTTTACAAATCTCGAAATAACTACATACATCACAAAGTTCCTTTATGTTCCCATGTACACATATACTACCACCGTTACACACCCTACACTGAATATACATAGACCTGTGTGGACACAAACCCGACCACATTATTTCTTTTAGTGGTTAAAGTTTTATGTGTTTGTAAAATCAGAATGGAGATTGAACTCGTTGGTGTCAATAATGGTAAATACAACGTCTTTGTAATCAAAGATGATGAGTACATCGGTCCACTCATAGCTCGAGGTTATGAGTGGGATGGGTGGATGCGTACAGACATAAAAAAACATTACAAACCTGATACTGACATCTTGGATATTGGTGCGAACATCGGGTACAATACTCTAATGTTTTCAGACTATGGACCAGTGCACAGTTTCGAACCCGTGTACAGCCAAATCGTAAACAAAAACTGTCAAAGCAACAGTCTCAAACACAAAGTCTCTGTGTACCCATGCGCTCTTTCCGACAAGGAAGAAGTCAAGGAGATTTTTCTTCCACCTCGTGAAAGAGTTTCAAACACTTTCATAAACTACGGCGGTACGAGTTTTCATCATGAAGGTGACATGCAGGGTACGAGTGTGATGGTTCAATGTGCACGACTTGATGATGTCTACAAAGGTACACCTTCGGTCGTGAAGATTGATGTCGAAGGTCATGAACTTCGTGTCCTTGAAGGTGCGAGGGAAACCCTGGAAAAACACAAACCGGTGATCATGATTGAACTTCTTCCACATGTCGAAGACTCTAAGAAGGTGAGAACGCTTCTGAGAGAATTGGGGTATGGTGAGCCAGAAGAAAGGCCTGAAGCTGTATTTGTCTTTACGCACACATCCGCTTAGAATAACCAATAACCGCACACGTGATCCTCTTTCCCGCGTGTCCAGTTGTCAAGCTATCAGAGTGTCCACCCATTCCGAGATCGTCAGGGTCTTCATGGATCACGAGTGATCGACCCACAACATTAGCCTTGGTTCCTCTCAACTTTACGAGGTTGTCTTCCATCACAAACTTAGCGATACCCTTGGAATCAAAACGGATGTTCCCAAGATCTCCAACATGTCTTTCCTTGGAGCCTGGACCACCATGCTTCTTACCGTAAGGATTGAAATGACCACAGGCTCCCATACACTTATCAGTGAGATCACCCGCTTCGTGGATGTGGATTCCGTGTGTACTGTTTTTGTATTTTGTTGACTTGAGCATTCCCTTGATTACAACTTTACTTCCCCTTTCTTCAAACTCTACAACACCTTTAATGTGTGGATGATTGAATAAAGTTGTTGCTACAATCATTTAGTATCCACTGGGATTTTATATCGAGCAAACCCCATCTTCTCCATCATGTAGTACATCTGATACGCGTCAACCACACTCGGACACCTGTACTGTTCAGGCATACATTCAGGGATTCCCTCCACCGAGTAGTATGCTGTTTCACTTCTTCGCTCTTTAAATTGGGAAGGGTGGTGATTTCTCAACCATATCAGGTGTTCGGCACAAGTGTGTACCTTACCATATCTACGCGTGTACTCAAGGGTCAAAGCAATCCCAATCTCACACGCGTAGATATAGTTTTCAAGACTCGAACCAACCCACATGGTCATGGGGTGTTTCGAGTGTGCGGGACGGTATCCTCTTCTTTTCCCATCCTTTGTGTAGGGTGCGTTTTCCTCGATGTACCCCTGTTGTTCTGAAAAGAACCAAGCTGTGTAGAGCATCTGACAAATTTCCAGTTGAATCTTGACAACATGTTGGTCACAAGACATCTCAGCGATTTCACTGGGAATCAACGAAAGAAAGAAAATGTTCATTCTTGTAGTCGTCAGTGTTGTAGACGCGAACTTCAACGTCTCCGAAGAAGACAGACCCGTTGGGGAGTTTCCAGATTTTCTCTTTTGTTTGTTGGTTGGCGTGATAAGTCGCTTCCTTCAGGGTGTGAAAGAAGCCACGATCAAGAATTCGGTTGGCAAGGACAACGTTGGTCACAAACATTTTAAGATGGTTTATTACACAAATGGTTTCTACTTAGGCATCGGGTTCTGAATAATAGTCATCTTCCACAACTTCTTCAGGTTCCTCATCTGGCTCTACATCAAGTTCACCTTCCTCATCGGGGACCTGATCCTCCTCAAGGTCATCTTCGGGTACTTCATCCTCTTCTTCCACCTTCTTTTCCTCCTTCTTCTTTTTAGTTTTTTTCACAGGTTCCTTATCAAATATCTTCGCCAAAATCACTGGAACCTTCCTAGCAAACTTCGTTTTTTTCTCGTGTGAATCTTTAATTTTTTGGATAAACTCATCACTGAATCCATGAGACTTGTATGCTTGAATGATAACCTTAATGGGTGGTAATTTAGCATGACGATAATACTTATCATACATATCTGCGATTGCCGAAATCACCTTCACCCTAACAATCCCATTTTTCAACACCCTAAGCTTTACTTCAACTCGATCACCGTATTTGATGTCTGGTTCAGTGTTTTGTGTCGGTGGGACATATGGCGTTGCATCAGGAATATTAGGTTCGATATAGGGAATGCCGAGTTGTTCATGGTTTATTTTTAGTGCTTTTAAGTAATCTTCCTTTTTATAAATTGGTGCCTTCTTGAATTTGAATACATCCGGGGGTTTTGATTGTATGATGTTGTATAAAAATGAACCTTCTACTGGTTTGTCCCCACGCACTGGAGGAGGACACTTAACACGCTTCGACGGTCGTCTGTACATGCTCATCTTGTTTTTCGACAATTGTCTCCTCTAACTTAGGCTTCATAAAATATTCAAGTTCACAACGAATCACATGAGCAGATTGGCGATTCTGGTGGGTATAGTACGGACCCCAGATCTCGATAACCTTTCTCTCTTTGTCGTACCAAAGGTAGTCGAGACCAAGCTTTTGAGTGAGCCAGTAAAACTTCTTACCCGTTTTACCGATGAACTTGAAGATAGCGTCTTCATCATACTCTGAGACGTCCATTTGAGAGTAGTGGGCGTTCGGAGGTGTGTAAGGGGCCATCTTTCTTCTTTGCTAAACTTGCCTCCTTCTGTTTAAGCATGTTTCGTACATGTTTTTGGGAGTATACCTGTTTTTTGTTTTTCTTATCATTCTTAGTCACGCGTTTTTTAGGTTCTTTAAACTCCATCTTTGTATATTTAGATCCAAGTTTTTTAACTTAGGCTTCTTCTTCATCAACAAGAGAAACATCATCATCGGTATCTTCTTCATCACTCGTAGAGCACTCAAAATCTTCGTCATCACTATCATCGATGAGTTCGTATCCCTGTGGATGCTTAGCAAAGAGACCTGTGTCTTCGAGTTCATTGACGTCATAAAAACCGGATACGGATGCCTTGTTTACTTCTTCTTCCTTATCGATAAAGTCGTAGAGTTTGAACTTGTTGCGTTCAAGGAAGTTTACAATGTACGTGTCAGTGTTTTCTAAAACAGTTCGTGCAATCTGTGTAGTACCATCTTCACAGTCGATATCAACGATCATAACTGGATAAAATGGATTTTAAATCTTTAATAACATTAATGGATAACCTTAAGGCTTGGGGATCATACTACATATCTCATAGAAGGGTTGGGCCCATGGATGCAGTCATGTTCGACATTGACGATACACTCATCTTTACAAACGGCAAAGCTAATGTACCTATGATCGAGCTGTTACGTGAAGCTAAAGCTATGGGATACAAAATTGTAATCATAACAGCTCGACCAGGACTTACTCCTGTTATTCATTGGACGATAAAACAATTGGGAAATTACGGGATTGGTTTTGACTATATAGGATTCACGAGTGCGGCGACAAAATCTCTTATGAAACAGCAGCTACCTTACAAATTCATTCTATCCGTCGGTGATTTACCAACTGATCTAACTGATTCTCAACACTTTCTCAACATTTCCAGTTTTTATCACAATTGAGACAACTCACATAAGTTGTCATCGGTTCATCTGCAGACCTCGTTTGTAATTGATAGTACGTCGTCTTCTTAGACTTGCATCTATTACAAGTGAAGAACCCCTCCTGATTTTTAGCTGCGCGAGCGTTAGACTCTTTTCGAAGTTCTTTATGGATTCGTTGTTCCATCTGAACCGCATATCTTCCTTTGGGACATAACTCTTCAGGGCGCATATCAACAATGTCTAAAACAGAAAGACGCCTGTCTACAAGCTGTGTCTTTAGTCCAGGGTTTTCGATGAGGTTTGTTTTCAAAGACAAAAACTTGTGTTTGTAAATGTTTGTAAAACGGTGATTGTCCCAAGCAGCCTCTATTCCAGACTCTCTACTTCTCTTTTCAGAATGACGAACGATACATTTTTCCAAATCTGTACACAAATTGTTATCCACACTCAAATCTAAAACTTGTGCGAGTTTTTCGATGACAAACTTGCGTGTCGGATTCTCCATAGTGTCTTTTGGTGATAAACCTTTATATTTCTCAGTACTTAGGGCAGAGGAAGACCAGAATAAATATCAGAACGCTCAGGGGAATCGAACGCATCAGAAACACGACGAGCGGGGTTCGTGTCTATGAAACCATAACGGTAATCAGCGCGTCCACTCGTATATCCCTCACGAACACAGTAAATAACGTACACGATGAACGCACACACAGTAGCAATCAATAGGAGATTACCTGGCGTATTTTTCATTTATAACTTACGGATATTTTTTTGTGAACACAAGTCAAGATGACAAAGGCAATACTTATCCACGAAGATGTGGGTAATGTAGAAGAAATAGATTTGGACATAGCTCCACACAAGAATGAAATTTTCAAACTTTTGGAAGGAAGACAAACATTCATCGGTCAATGGCCTGAGATCGATGTCGTTATTATGAAACCTGAGGATGGTAAAGTGAAGAACGAGAACACTTTACCAAACCCATTTGATGTTGAAGATGTATTTGGAAAAATTTTACTTGTACGAATGGATGAAAATTCTGATCCACAAGATTTCACTCTTGAGGAGTACAATTCATTTTTACTTGGGCACAAAGGCCTCCCTGTTTAAGACCGCGTTAGCGTACTTCATACAAAGCTGAAAGTGTACATACGCCCAATCCATAGGATTCTCAATCGATGGTTTTCCGGGTAAGGGGTTATCATTGACTACAGAGATGATATCGACCTTTTCACCACTCATAGACTTTACGGTGACGTTGCCAACCCTCTTCAACCACATAGCGTGCTTTTCATCTTTACAATCGAAGCTTCGAACGAAGTGGGACATTTGTATTAGTTGGGATTCTTTTCTATAAGTAAGCGCGCACTTGGATCGGTTATGTTGGTCCATTTGGGTCTCCATATCTCCGAGATTAAATGATCGTTGTCTTTTCCGTACATCGTCCAAAAGATGTTTCTATACATAGCCTCTTCTTTCGTCAGAGGTGTATTGTAGCCACGCGCTTTTGCCCGCGTTTCTCTAAAGAGTTTGTCATCTACTTCACTTTCGGCATACTTTTTAATCTCATCAACCCAATTCGTCCCGACCGCATCACTCATACCATCCTTTTGTCTCCATAGGACATCCGTTGGAAGGTATCCCTCGAACGCCTCACGAAGTATGCGTTTCTCAACCTTGTCAATCTTGATCGTCTGATTCACAGACATGCAGACATCAACGAAATTCTTATCAAGGAATGGCACAATCAGATCGAGACCATGCGCACCCGCACACCTATCCGCCCTCAACCCATCGAACTGATGAATCAGACGAAGACGACGCATGTTTTCACAAGCAAATTCATCAACATTCGGTGCGTTATGGAAATAGAGGTATCCACCCAAAATCTCATCAGCTCCTTCACCCGAAAAGATGTATCGACAGGAGGTATGCTGCTTGATGTACTTACACAGAAGCCACATTGGTGTACTCGCCCTCACCGTCGTAGTGTCGTATGACTCTAGGGTATGAATCACATTGTTAATGTGTGCAATGCCCTCTTGGGTAGTAAACTTTACTTCTGTGTGATCACTTCCCAAATAATCAGCCACTTTACGAGCAGCTTCAAGGTCTGGACTCCCCTCAAGGCCGATGGAGAAGGTTTTAATCTTTCCGAGTTTACGTGTGGCAATTGACGCAATGAGACTGCTGTCGAGACCACCTGAAAGAAGAAAACCAGTGTCACGCTCAGTGTTTTCGATTCGTTCATGAACCGCGTGTTCAAGTGCATCTCGAATTTTTTTGTGGTATCTCGTCTTGATGTACTTGTTCACCGGCCAGTAACCGTTATGATAGCACACAAAGTCATTTACATATGAATCGTAAATATGTCCAGGTGGAAAGATGTGTATTTCCGTGTTCAGAAAGAGAAGTGCTTTCACCTCACTCGCGAACGCAATCGAGTTCTCATCGTATCGGGTGTAAAACATTGGCCGCACACCCACGGGATCTCGAGCAGCAATAACACGCTTTCCATTCGTCCACACGAGCGCAAAGTCACCGTTGATGTTGTCGACGGCTTTCTGAATACCCAAATCTCGGATCAATGGAAGTAATACCTCACAATCACTCTTACTCTCCTCATCACCCTGAAGAAAGTCACGATGGTTGTAAATCTCACCGTTGCATATGAGCATTTGATCATCCTTTCTGAATGGTTGCATACCAGCTTCAGTTAGGTCATTGATCGCGAGACGATAGAAATCCATACGACATTTACCAAGGGTTTTACTTCTATAATCATCAGGACCTCGGTGAGAAAGGAGATAAGAAGGAACGTCTACTTCTTCACCGAAGAGGGCTAGGATGCCACACATTATTGATACAACTCAACTTATTTTTAAGTTGATATTCATCCACTCGACATATTTATCCGGGTCGGCATCACCATCCATTTCCTGCCCAGCCATGGAGATGGATTCCATTCCACCAAAATCCTCAGTTTCGAATCGTAATATACAGTAAAAAGATACATTTGTGCGCGCAGCGATAGAATCAATCGTATTGAAGTCGTAGCTCTCAATTTCCATGTAGCGTTGAATCTGTTCAGGAGTTCTATATTTTATGGAGGAGCTTTCGAGTTTACGCTTACCGTTGGACATGTCGAAACATGGCCAAACACCATGCTTCGAACGAAAAGTGGAGACATATTGTACACATTTATCAGCAGATTCGCGACTAGGAAAACACATGAATCTAGGTTTGGAAGTGGGGTCCACGAGACTAAGGTAGGTTCCATTTACATTTAATTTTACAAAGTGAAACTCCATTTAATTATATAAGGAAAAAAACTTTAAATAACGTATATGAACTTCCCGAAAACCCCTGGTCAATGTAAATATGCCCTCGCACTCCGATCCCCTAAACCCATCGTCATAGGGACTGGACCAGCGGGTTCGGGGAAGACTATGTTGGCGTGTCAGATTGCTCTCGAACATGTGCACAAGTTTCAGCGCCCTAAGATTGTTCTCACACGCCCCATCGTCGCAGCGGATGAAGATATGGGCTACCTCCCAGGTGACATGGAGCAAAAAATGGAACCATGGACGAAGCCAATGTTTGACATCTTCGAGCAAACCCTCTCCCACAGTCAGATGGATAGATTTATTCAGATTGAACCACTTGGATACATGCGAGGAAGAACTTTCAACAACACCCTAATCATCGCTGATGAAATGCAAAACTCAACACCCAATCAAATGAAGATGCTCCTCACTCGTGTCGGTGAGGGAACCAAACTCATCGTGACCGGAGATCTCGAACAGTCAGACCTGGGTTCTGAAAATGGTCTCGCCGACCTAATCTATAAGATGCAGTGCCAAGACCTTGATTATATCACACACGTCGAAATGGAAGATGAAGACATTGTTCGTCATCCCGCCGTGAAAGAAGTACTCAGAATTTTAAATGCCTAATCGTTCACACATCTCTTTGGCTACTTTAATTCTAAAATCGAGACTTGTGGCTGGCCATTGAATCAAAAAATCACCCTCTTCCCATTGGCCACTTTCACCCCAGATGTCATTATGAGAATCATTCTGAACTATCGGTAAATTCTTATAGTCATAAGAATTCATAACCCGTTGTCGAAGAACATTGGTCACATCTGACCAACAAGAACCTCCAGGTTTCACCTCACGATCCCAGATATATGTTCCGACCAACATATCTTGGATGAGTTGATTTTCATACAAATACCAATGACGATAAAGAGGTTCTCCAGCTATGACCGTATTCAAAAATGCTCGCCCAATTGGAGAGTTGCGAACCATCATGACACCACAATTGATACCACTGTTATCCGAGGGAACGAGAATGTGTGTATTTGAATGTGTTTGATCTTTGATGATATCTTCAAGTTTGATTTCCATGTTGGTGATCATAGTGTCACAGTCCGCATTAAAAACCCATTCTGCTTCAGGATACTTTTCCATAGCATCTTTCATTAGATATATCTTTCCCCAGCCAATAATGACCTTTGATTCTGGAACAGGGGGTTTACTCAACGCAATCATATCAAGACCACTAACTTCATTACCACCATCCGTCGCATAATGAAGTTTGTATCCATGCTTTTCACAGTATACCTTCTTGTTTTTGTAAAGAGTCCACTCGGCCAGAGGTTCGTAAGCCTCATTATGAAGACTGGTTACAACAATCATCTAGTAATTTTTGTAAAAGTGTCTTTAACTTAAAGTCTTAAATCCAACATTAACAAATGAAAGTCATTGTTGCCCTCCCGGGTAGAACTTTCTCTGGTACATTCCTAACTCGATGGTCGGAAACACTTCTTGAACTTGTGAGGCGGGGGTATCAGGTCATGGTCTCCAATGAGTATTCCAGTTTCGTAACCTTCTCACGAATGAAAACCCTTGGCCTCGATGTTCTTCGGGGTGCAGATCAAAAACCCTTCGGAGATAAAGTTGATTATGATGTATGGCTCACCATAGATTCTGATATTGTTTTCACTACTGAACAAGTCATAGAACTTCTCGAAGATACAAAGAAGTATCCAGTCGTCTCAGGTCTCTATCGAATGCAAGATATGACACACCTCGCGTGTGTCAAAGACTGGAACTTGGACTATTTCAAAAAGAATGGGTCATTTGAATTCATGCGCGCCGATTCAATGAAAGATTTGGACAAGTACACACCTGTGGCGTATAATGGTATGGGATTCTTCGCGTGTCGCAAGGAGGTTTTCGAGAAGATGAAATATCCATACTTTAGCTATCCACTCATAGAGATGGAGGCTGAAGATGGGACTCTGTTAAGGGATGTATGCTCCGAAGATGTCGCTTTCTGTAAAAACCTCATTGATGCTGGTGTTGATATAATTGTGAATACGACCCTCCGTGTTGGTCACGAGAAAACTCTTGTAATTTGAGATTTTTAACCTCGTGGTTGAGTATTCTCAAATTGTGTTTAGTCTTCTTCAGACGTTCTTCCACAGCCTTCCGCTCTTTCTTGACTTTTTCGTACCATTCGGATATCTCATAGATTTCCTGATCGATTTCACTGTATCGCTCGGCAAGTTTATAATCCGTAGGAAGATCTCGAAGATCAACGGCAATTTCTTCGAGTTGCACCTCCATACCTCGATAGGTATCTTTGATTTCTTCCATTATTACTCTTGAATGAGATTATTTATGATTCTTAAAGCCTCTTTAGTAACGACTTCCCACCAGGTTCCGTGAAACACCTTTAAGAGAAAACTTGGAACATCCGCCTTATCTATGGGAACTTCTTCATGTGGGATGATGATCCAGGTGTCATCTTTGATAGTAGAAAGAACACCACCATCATGAGAAATAACCGGTTTACCAAAATACTTTGCCTCAAGCATCGGAAGACCGACTCCTTCTCCGTGAGAAAAGGATACAACATAGTCACACATGTTATAAAGACCTGCCATTTCACCATAACTCAGACGGTTTGTGATGTATTTTATGTTTTTGGATTCGGGTAGGTTATCTATTTTGTTTGTTTTGACGATGAGTTTGTGATCAGTCCCTTCGAGAACTTCTTTGAAAGTTTCAGAAAGTTTCACGAGATTTTTCCGAACATCATTCGTTCCGATGTAGAGGAATATCCTTTTGTTTTTCTGTTCCTTCTTCTTGATAACTTGTGGCTTATTTTGAATAAGAGGTGATGTGTACCAGTTAAGAGCCTCACACTTTACCCCATGGCGGATCAGGATATTCTTGAGATAATCATACGGAACAATAACCTTGTCAAACAGTTTCATATTCTTGATGATGTCTGGATGTACATCCGAAGTTTCAAACATGGTGAACAACTGTTTTTTTCCGTGTGGAAGTTGATTTACCCACTGAGGCCACAGAGGGAATGTTTCAATTAGTTCGGATATTGTGACAGTGTCAGGTGTTTCATCATCTTCAAGACCGAGATCCTCTTTCAAATAAAAGCGACCAACAATCTTACCGAACATTATACATTATTAAAGAGTATTCTTTAAAGTTATGAAGTATGAAACTGTCTTACGCTATTTGTGTATGTACAGAGGCGCGCGAACTCAATGATCTACTCGCGTTCCTAAAGCGTGTCAAGGATCAGGAAGATGAGATCAATATTCTCCTTGATGCTTCGAAAGTGACCGAGGATGTTCGAAAGGTGTTATCGAAGTATGATGGACTCATAATTTCTGAACGCACATTCTGTGGAAACTTTTCTGAACACAGGAACTATCATGCATCCCAGTGTACAGGTGATTACATCTTTGTGATCGATGCAGATGAGATGCCTCGTGAAACTCTCATCAAAAACATCAAGCGTGTCATCACAGATACGAACGCAGAGCTGTTGTACATTCCCCGTATTAACATCTGCCCCGGATATACTCAAAAGTGGTTGGATAAACACACATTTAAAGTGAATGAAGTGGGTTGGATCAATTGGCCAGATTATCAGGGTCGTGTCTATAAAAACAATGGTATCGTGAAATGGGACAAGGGTTTACACGAGACCATAGTTGGATCTACTAACACCAAAGGACTTGGTGCCGCACCGGATATGTCTTTGTGGCACATTAAGAGTGTAGAAAAACAGGAGTATCAGGATATCTTTTATAGAAGTCTCCCTTCTTCATGAGATAGGAGACACAAATATTAATGTGATTGTACACTATGTGCTTGGCGATTGGGAGGTGATGTCCCAGGTCTGGTTCAATCAGGTCTCGCTGTTCAAATTGAGTCATAAGAACCGTGGGGTTGATGAACATGATGTTATGTTTTTTACACACCTTTTCGAGAAGCTTGATGAGATGATCCCTCTTCTCAAGTTTGTCACCACGATGAGTTACATTGGTGTGCGACACCACAATCATGGGTTTGGGACCAAGAAGTCTTTGAATCTCTAGGATGTCATCTTCAATTTCTTGATCAGTTTGTAGAACAACTTTCGTTTCATCGATGATGTGTTGGGGTGTCTTCTTATAGTCCTGGTCGAAGAGTCGCTTGTCCACTGCCATGTGGGTGAGGTACTTGTCCTCATAGATGTACTTTTTCATCGAAGAAACCTCAACCACGAAAACATCAGTGTTATCGAAAAGTTCCTTGAACTTTGGATCATACTCCAGGGGTTTACCATTCTTTATGGATGCTCGAAGACAAAACATATCGTGGGGTGCATCAAACTTCAGATCACCCTTCACATATTTGATCAACTGTATAGTCTCCTTAGTGCAATGCGTATATGATGTCAATTTATTGAGGTATGTAGAGTGTGTAGCATCCTCAACTCGACAAGATCCGAAAGGTGTGACTAACATTTATAGAATTAAAGAGGATGTTCTTTAATCCTGTAATGGTGGAATATCACGACCTAACACTACGTGATGGGTGTCATGCTATATCTCACAGATTAACATCTGATATGATAAAGAATCACTGCATTTTCGCCGAAAAATCTGGTATACCGGTAATGGAAATTGGTCACGGAAATGGTCTCGGTGCTTCGTCCATTTTGATAGGTAAGTCTGAGTTGACTGATATTGAAATGATTTCTCTAGCTAAACATTATCTAAAGAATACCAAATTGTCAGTTCATGTTATACCAGGTTTGGCAACCATAGAGAGAGATATCATACCCGCGATAGAACTTGGTGTAGATATTTTTAGAATTGCTTCACATTGTACAGAAGCTTCCATGACTAAAACACACATTGAGTATTTAGTTAAAAATAATAAAACCGTCTATGGTGCATTGATGATGTGTGCAACATGCCCGATTGATGTACTCGTCGAAGAAGTTCAGAAAATGAAATCATATGGAGCATCAGCTGTTATTATAATGGACTCTACAGGATCATTTTATCCCGAAGATGTAGAAAAGTATTTTACTGAATTATCAAAAGTTGGGATAAAATTGGGTTTTCACGCACATAACAACATGGGACTGGCAGTTTCAAATTCTTTGTCAGCCATCAAATGCGGTGCCGAAATAATAGACGCGACTGTGAGAGGATTTGGTGCGGGTGCTGGTAACACACCATTGGAAATTATGTCCACCATTCATCCTTGTGGTGGTATAAATGTCGTAGAAACCATAGAGTACCTTGACTACAAAGCCCCGACTATTAAAATCATAAACATACTAACAGCTAAACACAAGTTACATTCAGTTTTTGAAAAAAAGATTATAGATGCTAGTCAAACGTATAAAATCCCAATTGCCAAGCTAGTAGAGGAGCTTGGAAATAGGAAATTGGTCGCAGGTCAAGAAGATCTTGTTCGTGTTATTGCGTCTCAGATGACCGAACGATGATATCAGACTTTTTAGATATATTTTCCCCCATTATACGTTTCATAACATCTACGGGTAACAGTGGTGACATTTCTTCTAAGGGTGGTGCGAATATGGAACCATCCATTTGGACAACACCTTTCACCTTAGGTACAAATTCCTGATCAGGTGGCATAAATATCTCACATATAGCTGGACCTTCGTAATTCATGAAGCGGGGAAAGTAAAAATCAAACTCACTCCATGTTTTAACCCTAAATGGTTCGTAACCAAATGCTTTAGCAACTTTCATATAATCTGGTAAAACGATTCCAGTATTTTTATTTACCGCATTGTAGTTACCATCGAACAACATTTTCTGTGTATGTTTAATCATAAGATACCCGTCATTATTGAATATAACAATCTTCACAGGTAAGTTATGCTGTATTATAGTCTGAAGTTCTTGAATATTCATCATCATACCTCCATCACAATTAAGACACAAAACTTCGCGACCATTACCAGCGATAGCTGCACCGAAAGCTGCAGGTAAACCATAACCCATTTCACCAAGACCATATGAAGAAAACATTGTCATATCTTCCTTAAGATGGATAGATTGATGACCAGAAAGTAAAGCTGTACCCATATCTGTGACAATAATCTGATCATCTTTCATGTGTTTCGAAATCGCGTCTATCAGTTTATAAGAATTTGGGTATTCTCCGTCAACATGAGTCTTTTCGACAATCGGAAACTCTTTGCGTATTTCTGTACAACTTTGGATCCATGCATCACAAGAACTTTTCACACCAGACATACTCTCTAAAAATGTCCCACAATCCGACTTGATCGGTACATCTACAAAATCCTTGAATTCCGTCTCATCGATATCAACCATTACCACAGTGGCATTTCGAGCAACCTCACTAAAATCATAACCTGTCTGAGGTATCGTCAGTCGGGTGCCAATCGTAACTAAGAGATCACAGTTCTGGAAGATGAAATTTGCAGAACGCTGTCCGTAAACTCCTGGACTACCAAAGAACAATGGGTTTTCGTGATCTAAAATGTCTATACCAGACCATGTAAGTAACGTGGGAATGTTCATACTCTTCACACGCGATTTGAACAAATCTACAGAATTAGAAAGTTTAACACCATGACCGGCGAGTAGCACCGGTCGTTTTGAGTTTTGGATAAGTTTGACAACCTTTTCTATGTCATCAACGTCGGGGTATACCTTCGAAGTATTCGAAGGATTCCAAATTCGAGTCTGGATGATCGCCGATTGAACATCAAACGGAACATCTAACAGTACAGGTCCCTTGCGACCGGACATTGCAATAGTATACGCAGATTCCAAATCTTTCTGAATAGTCGATGGTTCCATTAGCTTTGCATATTTTGTCGTTTTAGAAACCATGTGAACCATATCAAATCCCTGCGTTCCGTACATTCTACGTGAACCATGATTCTTCACATATTCAGTCTTCTCTTGTCCAGAAAAAATCAATGTAGGTACAGAATCAGCCCATAAACTTACTATACCAGTTACAGCATTGGTAGCTCCACCCCCCGCTGTCACTAGCGCGACTGCCATTTTACCAGAAGTTCTATAATACGCACCCGCAGCCAGAACTGCAGCCTGTTCGTTGTGTGTATTAAAAATTTTGATACCGGATTCGGCACACGAATTGTAAATGTGGGAATTTGCAGATCCAATTATACCAAACACAGTAGTAATACCTTTTTCAAGTAAGAAAGATACAATCACATCACTGACTTTACTCATATCTGCTAGATTATGATTGTCAAGTGTTTTTAAGTATTTATATGTCGAGGACGCTATTATATTCATTTACAGTTTTTACACGACTATTCCTCAAAGTGAAAACCTTTTTTGCGACTTCTATCGCGGCACAATTAATCACATCCAAATTTCCCGCGTATTTGGATAAATAATCCTCGGAACCAAATACCTTCACAGATACCATCAACACGTTTTCGGAAATGTATGTAGGTTTAACCTCTGGTGTATATCCATTCACATAAGTTTGCATTTGTTTTATGAATTCATCATAATCTTCAAAATTACCACCTTGAGTTTCAATAAATAAAGTCGTTTGCATCACAGTTTCAGGAAATGGATTTACATTAAGAATCACTTTACACCTGTCTATACCTACGAGCATCTTGATGGCACTTTCAGTTGTATGAATGTATTTATCAACATTTATACGGGTAGCCATACCCGCGCTATCGGACGAAATCTGAGTAACAACCTCGGCGTATCTAATGTTACACTTCGCTGATAGGTATTTTAAAAGTGGTATAGACACCTGTCCTCCACAAGTCACCATATTAACATTTAGTGTGTGCCCCAAACAGTCACAATTTACATTTGGAACACACATTCTACCAACTTTAGATGGAGTCATGTCTATCACATGTATATTCTGTGAAAGAAATACCTCGGCATTACTTTTAGCGGTAGAAGCATCTGTACAATCAAAAACAATATCACATACACCAGGATTATCTTTGAAGTGCTGAATTCCTGTCGAATAATATGAAACACCTTCAGGTAATTCTTTTGTAGATTCTCGACGCCCAACAAAGGCGACCACTTTACAGAAAGGGATTTTCAACAGTTTGTAAAGTAGGTCCGTGCCTATATTTCCAGTCCCTATTATTGCTACACGCATCTTAGTCAGTTATTACAAATAATCTTTAAATGTATAACTTTCACCCAAACTACTTGGATCTTTCACCTCCCAAGTAGCTCCAAACTTTTCAGCCCATTGAGAGAGTAGAAGTTTCTCTGGGTAGACAAGATTACACACCTTAGGCATTTTCCATTTACACGACACATACTCTTCAACAATTTTTTTAACATCCTCGATGTCGATGAAGTCAAAATATCTGTCTTGATCGATGACGACATGCCCTTCACGCTTACACACAGCACTGAATCGTGTTGGTAGTTCCCCGAGACCGTAACACCCCCAAATGCGGAGTACGTGGGCATTTGGAATTGTGTCTATCCGGTGTTCAATTAGACGCTTTGAAAGTCCATACGGATCCGTAGGTGGGTCTCCTCGTAAAGCTGCACCACTCGAAAAGTAAAGGATCCTCCCTTTGAACGCGCGAGCAACACTCTCAAACATTAAGAGATTTTTGTAAAACACTTCCCCATTATCGGGCTTCAAACGACTACCACCAATGACTGCACAATGAATGACTACATCATACTCATGCTCTTCGAAGTACTTCTTAACTGCTCCTAGGTCTGTGAGATCGAGTTCTTGACGAGTGACACCCACCCAATCTGTATCTCGAAGTAAGTTCTTACCAATGAAACCACCCGCACCGAGAACACACACCTTCATTTGGGTTAAAGAGTTGCCCAGTCTTTAAATTATATGGAACAGAGTCAATTCGCTCCAGACATTGCCAAGATTAATCATAACGCCGGATTTTTCTCTTGTTGTAGTGTTCGTCTAGGTTCAATCATCCATTATTTCAACAACGAGAAAAAACTGCCAAAGTATGTGGATAGCTCCACACAATTTAGATGGTACAAAGAACTAAACACCGATGTAACATTCCAATATTTCAAACATTATAACGAAATGGACCAAGTGATCGAACATAAGGGTGACGTCGATTTTCACGATACGAAGCAATTTAGTTTTTACAAAGATCTCGACTTTGAGAAGATCAATCCATTCATCGAAAAATATTTTACACCTTCAAAGATTGTCCAAACTAAAATTGATGCAATCATCGAGAAGTACGACATAGATTTTGAGAATACCTGTACTCTCTTCCACAGAGGTCTCGATAAAGCGACGGAAACTGAGATCTGTAGCTATGAAGATAAGCTTGAGAAAGCTAAAGAACTCTTAAAAGAGAATCCGAACATTCGTTTCCTCATTCAAAGTGATGAAACTGGTTTTATAGAAAAAGCTCAAGAGACATTTCCAGACAACTCGTTTTATTGTAAAGACGAAATCTTTCATATGGAACATGATACCAAAACACTCATCGATCACAAGTATAGAGAAAATCCCGAAGACAGAGCTCAAAATCTACTGGCTGTCCTTATGATCATGTCCAAATGTAAACATGTCATTGTAAGTTCTGGAAATTGTGATCTATGGACCATACTTTTCCGTGGAAACGCCACAAATGTAACACAATTCTTTAAGAATGAATGGGTTAAAAGCGACTAAACACTTATGTTCATATGAGAACTTTCACAGACGAAAGGGGTGAAATTATATTTAATGTGGACAAACCACCATTCGAGATAAAACAATGTTTCTCGAGTATCAATAAAAAGAATGTTCTACGTGGACTCCACTGTAGCCCGTATCCAAAATTCATCACCGTAAACCGCGGAAAAATTTTCGATGTCGTGGTACAACCCGACGGTTCATATGATGCGTATATTCTCAAGGCTGGTGATTCCCTTCTCGTCGAAGCTAATTGTGCACACGGATACTTTTGCTACGAGGAGAGTGAAGTGTTATATTTCTTGGGGAACACCTATGATCCGACACTCGAAAAAAATTACATCTGGAATGACCCCATATTGGGTATTGAGTGGCCACAAGAAACCAAACACGCGATCATATCTAAAAAAGATCTCTCTAACGAAACATTCAGGGAAATTGACACCGTCATCCTCGGACCAAATGGATACATAGGTAAACATCTTCTAAGACACATTCCAAAAAGTATGGGTCTTGATACTCGTTTAGAAAACATAGATGAATTGAAAAAGTATCTCAAAATACTCAAACCTAAAAACATCATATCTGCTGCAGGAATCTCTGGAAAACCCACTATCGATTGGTGTGAAACTCATAAAGATGAAACTATTTTTACCAATGTGACATGTCAGCTACAACTCATACACCTCTGTAAAGAGTTGGGTGTACACCTCACAATCATAGGTTCTGGGGCGGTGTATAACGGCAACAAACTATTCACAGAAGAAGATGAACCAACATTCAGAGGAACTTTTTATTCGAGAGCTCGTGTCGTTCTAGAAGATGTTATTCGAAGCACATACATCCAAGATGTCTTGTATTTGAGAGTTTTGTATCCAATCACTGGTGATGGAGATCATAGGTGTTTTATGGAAAAACTAAAGACTCGGAGATCTAACATCCATGACACGAAAGTTACTGTATCAGTCTTACCATCTCTTCTCCCCAAATTACCCCCACTCTTAGATCAAAAAGTCACTGGTATATTGAACTTTGTCAACGATGATGTCATCTCTTTGTCAGAACTTTTACAAAAAGAAAATATCGAACACACAGTGAGTTCCGAAAAGTCGAACCGAGGTATGTGTTGTCTCGACACGACTAAACTCAAGAAGTTTATAGATGTTGAGAGTGTTATAGCCTTAAAGAATTTAGCATAACTATTGTCATAATGACCAAGAAAGTCTGGTATGCCCCAAACCGCTTCGAATCGTATGGTGAAGAGGAAATTAAGGCTGTCGAGAACTGTCTTCGCGACGGCTGGCTCGCTGGCTTTGGTGATCGTACTGTTGAGTTTGAGAAGAGGGTCGCCAAACTCTTTGGAAAGAAGCACGGCCTCTTTGTAAACTCTGGAAGTAGTGCGATTCTCCTCGGTCTTTGTGCCCTCGATCTCCCAAAGGGATCTGAAGTCGTTACCCCCGCTTGTGGATTTGCTACGACTGTCGCCCCTCTCATGCAATTGGGTCTCAAACCCGTGTTCTGTGATGTAGGTCTCACCACCTATGTACCCACCGTTGAACATCTCAAGAAAGTCGTGACACCCGAGACAAAGTGTCTCCTCCTCCCAAACCTCATTGGAAATGTCCCCGATTGGAAAGCGATTCGCAAGGCTTTCCCCAACCTGATCCTTTTCGAGGATTCTGCCGATACCATCACTCGTACGGACTGCACTGATATCAGCACAACAAGTTTTTACGCGAGTCATGTTATTACTGCCGGTGGTGTAGGTGGTATGGTTATGTTTAACAAAGAGAAGCATCTCAAGAGGGCCCTGATGTTTAGGGATTGGGGTCGCATCGGTGATAACATCGAAGAGCCCAGTGAGCGTTTCAATCACTCTGTAGACGGTATCCCATACGACTGGAAGTTTCTCTATGGCGTCGCGGGGTACCACCTTAAGGCGTGTGAGATGAATGCCGCCTTTGGTCTCGTACAGCTCGACAAGTTGGATGGTTTCCTCAAGAAAAGGCGTCAGAATGTGGAGAGGTACTTGGACAACCTCAAGGATTGTCCTTACTACACCCTCCCAGATGATTCAGTGGCACCCAACTGGCTTGCCATTCCACTCCAATGTCCAGATCGTCTTCAACTCCTAAAGTATCTCGAAAAGAACGGTGTTCAGACACGCGTCACTTTTGCTGGAAACATTACGAGGCACCCAGCCTTTAGGGAGTATCTCGACGAGTTTGAAACTGCTGATAAGATCATGAAAGATGGTTTCCTTCTTGGAGCTCACCATGGTATGACTATCGACGATGTTGATCGTGTGTGTAATCTACTTAAAAAATTTGCCGACCATAAGTTAAACGGGAAATGTATTCTAATGTGATGGTCACTGGTGGATGTGGTTTCATCGCATCTAATTTCCTGAATATCATGAAAAAGAGATATCCTCACACCCATTTTGTAAATGTTGATAAACTCGACTACTGTTCAAATGTTCAAAATGTAGAACCCGGGGTTGCCACATTTGTGAAGGGTAACGTGGGTGATGCTGACCTCATGGAACATCTAATCAAGCAATACAAGTTCGACGCCGTGTTTCATTTCGCAGCTCAGAGTCATGTCGATAACTCGTTTGAGAATGCTATTTCATTCACCATGGACAATACACACGCGACACATGTACTCATAGAAGCGTGTCGACAGTTTATTCCCAGTGTTGAGTTTATTCACTTCAGTACAGATGAAGTGTATGGTGAATCTAAAACGGATGTTCCTTTTACAGAAGAGGAGGGTGTGCTTCGACCTACCAACCCTTATTCAGCCTCTAAGGCGGCTGCTGAAATGATTGTTCGTTCGTATATCGAATCTTTTGGTATGAACATTAAGGTGATTCGCTGCAACAATGTTTATGGTCCTAACCAGTATCCCGAAAAACTCATTCCAAAGTTCAAGAGACTTCTGAGGGAGGATAAAAAATGCACCATCCATGGTTCTAGATGCGCGACAATTAAGCGAGCATTCATGCATGTCGAAGACGTTGTTGATGCAGTGGAAGTTGTGTGGAAAGGGGGCACACCAGGTGAAGTCTACAACATCGCATCCGATGATGAACTCACTGTCATGGAAGTGACAAAAATGATCATCGAAACCATCAAGGGAACAACCGACTATAATAAGTGGATTAGATACGTCGATGATCGTCCGTTTAACGATCAGAGGTATTATATCTGTGCCAATAAATTGAAGAGCTTGGGATGGAAACAAAAAAAGACGAGAGAAGATTTGAAGAAGTTTTTGAGTGTTTAAAGAAAAGATCAATCGTATACACATAATGACATACTACCTTCCCGATTCTGTGGGTTGGGGCAATGTCGCTCTATGTATATCTGACCTTGTACACAGAAGTCCAAGACCAAGGGTATTTAAGAACCTGAACGACGTTGATCGTGGTGTAGAGTTTTCAGGTTTTGAAGTGACTGACGATCCCAACGAAGAACGATTTGAACCTAGATGTATTGTAAATCCACAATACTACCACCTCGTTCATTCAAATCTCATCCAAATCATAAAACCCAATAAGGATCTCGAAGAACTCATCAAGAAGTATGATCATGGTCTTGTCCATGGAATACACATACGGCGCGGTGCGTGCTCCAAAGATTCTGCAGAGATTGGATGCCATGGTCTAGATGAAAACGGGAATATCAAACCCGCTTACTTTGCCAAAGATAGCGCATTGAACAAGTTTATTGAAATTGTTCAAAACACTGATGCAAAATTTTTTCTGGCGAGCGACAGCCAGGAAGTAAAGAAAATGTTCAAGGAACGTTTTCCAGATAAGATTGTGACACTCGATCACGAAATCACTCTGACCTATGATTGCAACTTTCTAAAAAATCATGGGATACCCAGAGAAATGCGTTATGGTGCCTATCTCGACTGGTTTTTACTTTCCAGGTGTAGAGAATTGTACATCACAGCCGGCAACCAGGATCTCACAGATCTTTCGACATTTGGATATAGCGCTGGTGCGTATGGGAGGTGTAATATCCACTTCGTGTTCAACTAAAAGTTTAAAATGTTTAGATGGTATTCGGGGTCGTCATCAACGATATAGTTCACATTCTTGATGTCAACCTTTTTTCCGTACAACTCAAAAAACTTTTCATCAACCTTCTTCTTCCTCTCTAAGAATGTTTCAAAGTCTTTCAGAATTGTATTGAAGTTTATCTTGGGTAAAGATTCATAACTTTGTACGTATGCCACCCAATTACTCGTCTTTCGTGTATCATGATCCAGTGTCGTAAACTTTTCAATTTGAGAAGTCTGGTGACATATGGGAACATTCAAAATAGGCTTACCTTGCGCCATCATGAAACCGTGCCAGATGATATCTATGGCTTGATCTACATTGAGATTTGTCATGAACTTTAGGGCACAATCCAAAGAAAACCAAGCACCTTCACACCCACCATTGTTAGGTAATCTGTACACAGCCCCTCTTTGTGGTTTGAGATCAAAAAAGTGGGACGTTCCCATGTTTAAGAAGCCATTCGCTGAAACTTCATCAGGGATACTCTCGAAGATTTCAACCCAGTCTTTGTGAAACACAACATCATCATCGATAAAAAGTGCAGATTCGATGCGTTCATCTATCATTTGTTTAAACATGAAGAGTGTTTTGACTAGGTTACTCGTGAGCTTTGTACCGTAAGGAAGTTTCATTTTGGTATTGAACCATTCAACAAACGGGTGATCGTGGTTATAGTCCTCGAACCAGCGAATATCCTCTATGGGAACACGCTCCTTGAGATGTTCGAGTAAAAATACCTTTCGTTCTGGTGAAAGATTCGGACAATGCTTCACAAAGAGAACCTTCGGTAATTTCATATACAGGAGAAGTTAATATTTTCTCTAAGTAATATAAGACAATGTCTCGTTTCGGAGCAATGCGTGATATGACTGGTTCTATGTATGGAGCTGGGGCTCGTGCAGGTGGGGCTATCCAGGGATCCACTGCGTACCGGGGTGTCGCTCAGACCGCTGGTCAGAAGGTGGAGATGGATATCAATTGGGGAACCATAGGTATCATCCTCTTCCTTGGTTTCTTCTATATGGTCATCGCCTCCCTAGGCATCGACACATTCTCAAAGTGTGATGAACTACAAGGTAAGACTGTTCAAGAGAACCTGAACAAATGGCTCATCGCCACACTCGCGATCGCTCTCGCGATTCCTTTTACTCTGTTTATCACAAAGGTTGCTGGATCTAAGAAGCTTGGTGCGTTCACACTCATCTATGCTATCATGGGTCTCATCGGTAGTGCCGCGACTCTAAACTGGGTTCGCAATTGCAAGGCTGCCAAGGAGGATCAATCCAAGTTGGTCTATAGTGGCCTCAACGTGGCCTCGTTCTCGTGTGTGCTGCTCATCTCTATATTTTTATTCGTGAAAAAGGGTAAGAAGGTATGAAGCCCATTGCCTATAACGTCTACGTCCTCATGATGTTCTTGGCCTACGTGATGCGTAGAGCAGGGACATTTTCAATGGAGGAGAAAGTTCGAATGATTGAATTTTTAAATTACATGGCACTCAACCCCAACAAAGCGGTGAATCCCAACATCGCGAGCCTCCCATTCTTCAACTCCGCCTCGGGGGTGAACGACCAGAACTCCTCGTCATCAAAATCCTTGACAGTGATGAGCGAAGCCGCAGCGAGGGTCGTCACGACACCTGTAGCAGCCAACGCATACATAGGGTCTTCAGCCTGCTGAAGAATGTTTTCACCAGACATCATCCAATCAAGGGAACCCCACAGAACCCCTTGCATCGCCGCACGTCCATTCACGACCTCGGCGAAGCGAGCAGCCTTAGGTGGCACCTTAGGTGTAACCACGGGAGGACGCTGGATCTTCTTAGACTTGACAGTTGGCGAAACCGTAGTGGTTGGCTTAACACTGGAACAAATGAGAATGCTCATTACTGGATTAGATACGATCTTTTTCCTTAAGTAAGATTCTGTTTAAGATGTACAGCTGGACAACTATACCTACAGAGGTATAAACAGTGGTCATGTTGAGACCATATCTCCTATACTGATGTACAAACCACAATAAACTGGATAAAAGACCCAAGAGTATCACATTCTTTCGTTCAACGTCAATCTTATGCGATTCTTCAAGATCTTTGTACATCAGAACAAATCCTATACCAAACGCAATACTCGCGATGATGTCGTTTGTATCCATCATTTATTATGTGTACACATAATAAAATGGAAGCACTTTTACAGAGGTTTGCTGGGAAGATTGATTCCCAAAGTCTCATCAAGACTGTTGAAGAACTCAAAGTGGAATACATCGACGATGGTCTCACCAAGGAAGACATCCCTCCCATCTTGGGTCGTCTCATGATGGAAACCGTAAAGTTCAAGAAACTCCCCGGTCCCCAGAAGAAGAAACTCGTCATCGGTGTACTCAACCACTTCATCGAACAGATTGACGATGGTGAGAAAGATTCGGAGTTTGAGACTGTTCTCAAAAGTATCGTTCCACCCATGGTTGACAGTTTCGCTGCTATGTTGAAAACTCAACAAGCTGTCGCCAAATGTCTACCCTGTCTCGCTTAAGGATTAGCCACGTAAGTAGTGTAGAATGCGATTTCCTTCGCTGGAGGTTATGATTCGCTACGGAATCTATACAGTAAAAGAACTCGAACGATTCGCAAAAGGACTTACCCCCAAAAGAAAGATTAGTATCCTAAGTGAGTGTACAAAGTGTGATTTTGTATACGACGGTCCAATGTGCATAAACTGCCACCCATGAAATACTGTCAGGTGACGAGCTACATGTCCAAAGGACCGGTCGTCATCAGCAACAATCACATGTGTGCAGAGAGGCAACTCATACGACGCCTTTACCGAGAATGTATGAAGAAGGGATACAAACCTCATCAGTTTACTGAGTGGCTCCATAGGAAACATGGTGAATTGGTCATCGAACGCAAAAATATTTACGGTGATGCGGTGTCGTTACCGTGTGTCCTATGCAGAAAAGCTATGGAGAGGTTTGATATATGTTGGGCGGCCCATGATGGTACACAGTGGGTTCACAGTAAAAAATCGGAATATCTTCCACCTTCTATACCAACCGCTAAACAGAAGAGAATGTTAGGTTTTGGGTGTAATAATCAAACCTAGTGCGGATTCTAGATTGTTATGTGATCTCTTGAGTGGCTTTGTTCGCTTGAGTTTTAATGCGTTGTTATTCGAAGTCGAATTCTTTATTTCATCCATCTTCTTTGTGTTTGAAATAATGGGTATTAGTTTATCAACAACTGGTTGTGTGGGTATCTCCTTTGGTTTTACAACATCGATCGTGTTGTTTTTTCTAAAGTCTTCTATCGTCAAGTCCCCACCAAACTCTTTGAGTCTGTGTTTGTGTGGAGCAGGTTTTATAGGACCGATTTGGTTGTACATCTTCTTTCGCATCATCACGATGTTTCCACATATGAGACCACCTCGACTGAGGCCATATCTTTCTATCGCATAAGATTTCATACAACTCCACGAACAAAAGTTACCAGTTGTATGAAATATGTTTCTTCTATCGTCATGTTTAAATGGCATCTGTAGGGGTGTCCCCTCGAAATCATGACAACACCACCAACACCACATACTTTAAAAAAATGTCTAAGTCTTTAAGCCTTTCAAAGTATACTCATTAAAGCATCAACATCTTCCTGAGTGATACCTTTTTCCTCAATTTCCTTTTTAATCTCGAGATTTTCTTCAACTTCCTGTTCGGGGGTGGGACCCGCGGAAGGACCCACTTCACCCTCGTAAGATTCACGCATCCTGAAGAATAGGATGAGAGCGAGAAGTACAGCTGCAGCTATGAGGATAGTTCTAGTTCTATTCTTCATTATAATTTAACCTGACATTTTAATTAACGACGACGACCACCACCACCACGCATCATCATCATCAAAAACAACAAACACGAGATCAACACGACCACACCACCGACAGCTAGACCAATCTGTGTCTGTTGAGGCATACCTCCCGGTTTCGCTAAACCACCACCCACTGCAGGAGCAGCCGAAGGAGCAGGAGCTGGTGCCTTCTTCTCGGTGTCCGCAGCCTTCTTGGGCGCTGGAGCCTTCTTCTTCTTGGGCGCTGGAGCCTTCTTCTTCTTGGGCGCTGGAGCCTTCTTCTTCTTGGGCGCTGGAGCCTTCTTGGGCGCTGGAGCCTTCTTGTCGTCCGCAGCCTTCTTGGCGGCGACAGCGGCGGCAGCGGCTTTCGCCTTTTCTTCATCCTTCTTCTTTTGTATGTTCTCTAATGAGTTTTCACCAGTAAAATTACAAGACTGGATGGCTTTCAAGCCCCCATAGGCTTCTACATTTTCTTGATTCATGACCTGAGTACACACTTCCATCTTGGTTGTGCAATTTGGTTTACCACCGCTTGGTATGTATACACCAGCGCCACCACATATGTCCGGAACAATGCAGTCGGCATTACCAATGTCATCCTCCGTAAGGTTTGAATCTTTCAGTAACTTCTGTAATTCCGTAAGTCTTGGTATCATTTCTTTACACCCCGTCCACGTTGGGTTGGCTTTACACGTATTCAAAAACCCGGAACCCGTGACATTAAAGCATTTACACTTTTCATCTTTTCGTCCCGTCTCACTTTCACAGTACGATTTAGTTTTTGTATCAGCCAAAGCCTGCTCACCAGCACCTTTTAACATTTCATAACAGGTACGTCCATCCTTATGAACCACTGTCGAAAGATTTTTCGCATCCGCACAAAATCCCTCTGAACTATCGTATTGTGTTTTGATTCCAAACACAATCTGATCATAAAGACTTTTGAATTTGCGATTATTATCATTAGCACCAGCTGTGGTCATCTTAGAATCACCCGACCAGGTTTTTAATTTGGTACCTATATCAATGGAAGGACCATATTTTTCACAGAATGGCACCCTTATCTTTATACCTGAAATAGTCTGAGAAGTGGAACCCATCTTCACACAGGGTCCTCGAGTAGCTTCGGACGACACGGCACACTTGTACCCCGCGAATTTACCGGGGAAATGTACGTCTTTACCTGTGAAACCATTTTGTCCCCCACCGAGTGCAGTCACCGATCCTATTCCCGAGCACGCCTGCCCCCCTGTACCATCACCTTTCCACCCGATGTTGCCACTCGTGGGGCTAGCACACCAGTATCTTCGCCTGCGTCGCGAGTCGAAGGTACTCGTCTTTTCGACATTGGTCCTAACTATATAGTCAGTGCCGCAACTATCCCAAGCGGCCCGGTCATCTTTTAGATTTTGGCCACCATAAAATACAGTGTAACCCATTACTATTTATGTAGATTTTTTTTCCTGATGGTCTTGTAAAGGTTTTCCGAAAAAGTCATATCGCATTTACACACATTTTCAATTTTTTTATGAAAATTTCCTGAAACTGTTATTCTTTGGTCTTCTGAAGTCTGTATATCGACGTAGTGCATCATGAAACAGGGAAATATGATGATATCTCCCTGTTGAACTTCTGGTATAAAAGCTGGGCGAAACTCTGGAACCATTTCCACCCAATCGTGAAATATATCAGGGGCGGGTGAGGGATTTACAAATACAAACTTGGCATCTTTTTCGGGATCGTACTTTGCGAAGTACGTAAAACTGAACATGACTTGGGAATTTGATAGTCTGTGGTCATCATGGAGATTCGTATGACAGTGCACATCTTGGCTCTGTCCAGTTTTATAAATGTTTACCCAATAAGCCTTAGACATGGTGTGATTACATTTATTGTTGCCACATTCATTTAGTGTCAACATTTCACTTGGAATATTTAAATCTTTTGAAAACTTTTCAATACATTTATTTATCTCTTGTTCAATGTACACATTCCGTTCTTCAGGGGTTGAAGTCATGGATGTCGCGTTCCATTCATCGGAGGTGTCTACCGGTTTTATCAGTTCTATCGTCTTCAATACTTCTTCCAGTACTTTATCTTGATTTTCAAATGAGTATTTAAATACGGGGAATCCCCAAACATCTATTTTCATCTACACGTAGTATGAAAATGATTTCGAGTATTTATCGTATGTAGATATCATGCGGGAGTCTCATTTAAGAGGATCGTATATATCAAATCACTGAGTTCAATTCTGTTATCAGTTTTTGCTAAATTGTATGCGATCAAAATAAAATCCTTATCTTTCGAGAATTCTCCAAGTTTGGTTTTTATGTATTCTGGATCAATGTCACCATCGCGCTGTATATATTTTACTAGTTTATCCACATCTTCGGTAGAGTAGAATTCAACACCACCCTGACGGTTATTGAAATATACCCACAGGATGAGTGCAAGGACGACTAACAAAAGTGGCAGTCGTTTCATTGTTTATATTGGGCTGACATTTTAATTGTTAGAGAAACTTTTTGATAGACTCAACCTTTTTCTTCTTTTCCTCTTCTTTCATACCTTCTACACGCTTCATACCCACTAATACGACGAGAATCGCCAATACTATGATGAGGTAGTTGTTCATTTACTATAGGAGTGGAAAATATTTACAAACGCTCGAGAAATTCCAAAATGTCATCTCGAGTACCTTCTTCCGCGACCATGTATACACCCTCCACAATCTCTTCATCATCGGTGACCTGGGACACCCTGCTCATAAGTTCAACTGGATCGATAGCCTCCTCTTTCACATACTTGATGATATCATCTTTGGTAATCTCATACTTTTCACTGAAACGACGACCTTCCATAAATTTCATTGTCATCCAGGCTACTACAATAACGAGTGCGACGAGTAAAATTCCCCTGTTGAATTGGTTCTTCATTATGATTACAATAGATTTTTTTTCTCAGGAAATACTAAATGGTTCTCGGTCTCTTCGGGAAAAATGAAACAAAAAAAGAAACTATCATTGAAAACGAAATCAGAAATGAATCGGTTTTCACAGCACTCAATAGAACTGAGAATGTTCAGTCGTCGAGAATCATATCTAAACAGAAAATCAGTGTTAATGGTGCGCGATTCATCTGCAAGCATGCGAATTTTGAACAAATCGCGAACCTCGATGTTAAGGTCATGACCAAATTTAAAGGAAAAGATTCCGCGAATCTGGTCGATGATATCATGAACGAATTAGATACCAAACTCGACGAGGAACTCGACCAAGCGGCGGGTTTCCTGGGTATTGGTGGTGGAAATAAGGCTGACATGAAAACGAATGTTAAAACAAGTGTGACAAACTCTCTCAAGAAATCGATCACGAATGAAACTCTTAACAAGATGGCTGCTGAAATCGCAGTAAATCAAGATCTTAAATTTAAAAATTTAGTGGTTGATCCTTGTGGTTTAGCGGGTTTTGTAGACGAAAGTAAAGATCTACTCAGGAAGGGGACAATATCTGTGGCAGAATTCAGAAAAGCTTCGTCAAACCCGTGTGATGCGGAGTGTGGTAAAATTGGTCAGAATGTTCAGATCAAGTTCGTAGCCGAACAAATCGGTGAGAAAATAAACGAAACAATCGCCGAAAATAAACAAGTTCAGAAACTCAAACAGGATATCGCATCCAAGCAGAAACAAGAGACTCAAGGTGTAGGTGGTGCTATCGGTGAAGCCGCCGAAGGTATTGGTGGTGGTGTTGGCACTGCCGCCGAAGGTATTGGTGGGGGTGTTGGCACTGCCGCTGAAGGTGTCGGTTCGGGTGTTGGCAACGCCTTCCAGGGTGGTTCGATGCCTTCGATCGCCTCCGCCTCGGTATGCTGTGTTCTCATTCTCGGAGCCGCGGCGTTCGCGATGTCTCCCGCGGGTCAAAATATGGCCAAGAGTGCTGGTAAGGGTCGTTAACTTATAGATTAAACTATTAATACAACAAATGTATCATAAAGAGGTTATTCTTGAAACAGTCGATAATAAAAAAGTCGTCTACACGAGAAATAATTACGGTACAGTCAAAAATGTTTCTTGGAAGGACGTCAAACTAAAAGTTTCGGATGAAATTGAACGAGACTCCGGACTCATGATTCGCGGAGATAAGTATTCATTCGTTTGTCATAACGACTATCTCCCAGGATCACTCAAGCCCGCCTATCAGGAAGTTGGTATGGAAGAGATGCATATATACATTTCATTTTCTGATAGTGCAGAAACTTTCGGTAGACACAATGATGAAGATGATGTATTAATCGTACAGAGTATAGGAAAAATGGCATACAGGTTTGATAATGGTAAAACTTGTGTGTTATCACCAGGTGATAGCCTATTCATTCCAGCTGGCGTGTATCATGATCCAATCGTACATGAACCGAGAGTAACCCTGAGTTTCTCGGATTAAAATCCATTCGTAATTATCCCGTCCACTCCATACCTATACATATACTCCAACTCCTTGTCTTCTTTGTGTGTATAGGTGTACACCTTGATGTCTCGTATGTTACAGTACGATATGAAGTCGTGATCGAGACACGTCCAATGAAGGACGACGGCGTCGAGACCCCTCGTCACTCGTTCGTATTCACTTTCGTGGAAAGTTGTCTCAAATGTTGATCCCCTTTTAAACATTCTAGGAAGATTGTAAAGTATCTTTCGATTGAAACTACAAAAGAAAACATCTTGCACAGGTTCAGTCTTGTAAAATTCTGTGAGTGCATTCACCACGGAAAGATCATTCCCTTTGATGTCGATGATCAAAAGTGTTCGGCGAACATCCGGAATCTCATCATACACTTCCTTGAGTGAACACACACCTTGGGATTCTAGAGTGTCGAGGGACATGTCTGAAACAAAATGATCATTGAGATAGACATCGTGATGTAGCACGAGTTCACCCGTCGCACAGAGTTGTACATCAATCTCGACACCATCATACTCCATGTGGATCGCCTGACGAATCGCCTCGATACTGTTGTCCCTGTACTTCAATGAGTACCCCCGGTGAGCGATACACTTCATTCCTAACTTAAAGGGATATTAATCCTTTATACCAATGATTCTTTCGATCGACGTTGGTACAAAGAATTTAGCCCTTTGTCTTCTCGATGATAAAGCTGGAAACCTCGTGAGACATTGGGATGTCGACGGTATCCCACCACAACACGCGGACGGTGTCTATGTGTCCCTCCGCAACCACCTCGACGAGAGACCGTGGGTGCTCACCGCCGATACCATCCTCATCGAGAAGCAACCTGAAAGAAACAAGAAGATGGTTTCTGTGATGCACTTCCTCCACGCCTACTTCATCATCAAGTGTCCAAATGCTGAGACCATCCTTTATGACGCTCGACACAAGATTCCTGATGTCGCCGGTCCGGGCAAGGCACAGTACAATAAGAGAAAGAAGGTTGCTATCCAAAGGTGCGAAGAGTTTATTCGCACAGGTCCCACAAACGCACACTGGCTCGATACATTCCTAAAGTCAAAAAAGAAGGATGACCTCGCAGACACGGTTATGCAGGCACTCTCTTTTGTCAATAGGGTTGAAGTTTTACCAGCTTCTAAAAAGAAGAAATCCACAAAGTTGGTGGCTCGTCGTCCTAACGAGAATCAAAAGATGACAAAGTATTCCAAATCAAACTTGGCTTGGATTTATTTGAACAAAGTTGAATGTGAAGTTCTCGAAAACAACAAAAGGTTCATGAAAGATCTAAAAAGGTACTATCGAGACCTAAGTGAATTGATCAGAGAACTAAAGTAGAAAAATGTCTCTCTCCATCCGCATGTCCTCTACCCCCAACAAGCCCCACATCGACAAGGTTATCAAAAGTAACAAGCGTCTCAAGTCTGCGTTCCACTCGAGGAAGTTGAATCGGAACACACATCGTGTTGCCCTCGACGAACTTGACACCTTTCTAGAACTCGTGGATGAAGCCATGGATGCCATGAATGACACGAGAATTGAACTCGAAAAGACTCAAGAGAAGCTTTATGAGCTGTATGACTTTTGTGGAGAAGTTCCATTTGATGATAGTTGTGATTATTAAAGATTTGAACGGATAGATGTGTATAATGCAAAAGGTTCTCGATCATGGATTCGTTCGTCTCGTGGATCACATGCCTCAGAAAGACTTGGATTCGTCCATCGTCCAATCAGCGCGTGTCTCCTACGGTGACGGTACCAAAACCTCTCGCGGAGACCGTGGTCTCATTCGTTACCTCTTACGCCATTGGCACACAACCCCTTTTGAAATGGTCGACTTCAAGTTTCACATCAAAATGCCCATCTACATTGCCCGACAACACCTTCGTCACCGCACCGCCAGTGTAAACGAACTCTCCGCTCGGTACTCAGTTGTTCCCAAGGAGTACTACGAACCCGACACGTATCGGGGACAGTCCCAGGTGAATCACCAAGGTTCTGAGGGTGTGGTTGAACTCAAGGGTGACCTCGACAACAAAGTGGCTCAGCAGCTGAGTCAGTCCTTCGATGTCTATGAGGAACTATTGGAGAATGGTGCCTGTCGTGAACAGGCTCGTGGTACCCTCCCCCAATCGACATACACTGAATTTTATTGGAAGATTAACCTACACAACCTCCTCCACTACCTCCACCTCCGCATGGATGCCCATGCCCAACAGGAAATTCGAGATTATGCGACGGCTATCTTCGACCTCGTGAAGCCTCTCGTGCCCATCACGATGGAGGCGTTCATGGATTTCAGGGTGAATGCGATGCAGCTCACAGGTCCGGAGATTGAGGCGATCCGTACAGGTAAGATGATGGATTCTCCCGGTGAGCGAAGGGAATTTGAGGAAAAGTTAAGGCGTTTGAACTTAAAAATAAAATCCCCAGAATGAGTACCTTACAAGATGAACAATATGTGCGCTATCAACCCAAACCCGACTCTGTGTCAATTCGAAGTCTCCAGACGTCCCGTGCTTGCCCGTAAAATGGGGTATGTTCAGGCGGTTGAACACCCCCAAAAAAAAGAAGTACCAGCACTTGACTATAAAGATACGGCGGCTGCTAAAATGGAGGCTGAGCGCCAGCCTCGCCGTGTCGCCAGGATGAAGAAACTTAAGAAATTAAATGTCAATACAAAGTAAATGCTTGCCATTACAAACACACTAACCGTATTCGCTACCGATAAAAAGAACAGAGGGTTCAAGAGATTGAGTAAGAAGATTCAGAAGGAGCGTGACACTGATGTGGAAAAGATCAAAGAGAAGTTCACTGATATTTTCCGTGATGAACAGCGGCGCTTGAAAGGATACTTTGAGGAACATAACAAGCTAATCAAGAAGGATGATAAGCCCAAGAAGAGTGGTAAGAAGTCTATCGACTTTTACGAAAAGTAAACCATAGGGTACACAAAACAAAAAACATCGCTAGGGGTGGATTGTCCCCAAACCTCTCAGCCAATAGAGCGCACACCACGCTGTATTGGACGAGCCTAATTTCCTGTTGTGTTTTGACTATCGATCGTTTCATAGATCCCCTCGACTTTTGAAGACCTGTGACAGCGGTATTAATTTTACCAATGGTTCCAGGTATCTCCGTTGTCTTCATGAATATGTCCCCAACATCCACAGACTCTATGATTTGTTGTTGGATGAGCGGTTCCAGGTATGTGAAATAGTTGAAATCTGGATCAAGTTTGAGACAAATACCTTCGATCGTGGAGAAGGCTTTGGCAAGGTACACGAAACTACTCGGTACGACGAACGGTTTTTCGATCGCGAGTTGTGCGGCGAGGTCATCATTCACAATTCCAGAACCATCTAGGGTCTCCAAGTATCCTAATATGTTCTCAAAGAAGATTTCGATATCAGAAACATCCGAAGATGTTGGAACGATGACACCCAACTTGACGAGGGTATCAACTATACCGGCGGTGTCTCGCATAATGATAAACCCAAACAGTTTTGTGAATCCATCCCTCAATTCTTCCGATAATGTTACAAGTAGACCAAAGTCATAAAATACAAGTTTCCCTTTAGGTGAAAATCCCAAGTTACCCGGATGTGGGTCAGCGTGAAAGAGACCGTTATCCATCGTTTGAATGACATATGAATTAATCAGAGCTTCGCATATCTTCTTCTTATTTACTCTCTTGTCTGTAATCTCAGTCAACTTTGTCGAGGGTACATATTCCATGACAATCATCTCATCGTTGGAATATTTTTTGTAGACTCTCGGAACCTTTACCCAATCAACATCTTTCATACTTTTTTGAAACTTTATGGCGTTGTTAATCTCCTGTTGATAATCTGCTTCACCCAACAGGTACTCGATGGACTCATCAAGAACTGAACCAGAACTATTGCCTGTGTCGATACCCACGCGTTCTAAAAAGTGTACAATGTCGCGTATGGTATCGGTATCCTCTTTCATGATATCCAGGATACCTGGGCGCTTTAATTTTACAACAACTTTTTGACCGTTTTGGAGTACAGCCATATGGACTTGACCGATACTCGCAGATTTAAATGGTACAGGGTCAAATTCTTTGAAGATGTCTTGATTTACAAGTGTATTCATTTCCACGGGAGGGACGTCATCCTGTAATGATTCCAACTCTTTTGTAAATTCGGGTGGATAGAGATCCCCTCTCGTCGAAGCGATTTGACCTA